GTTTTCAATAGGGCCTTAAATTAGCCCTCCGATACCCCCCGCCTATGGGTTTTCTTACAGTGATTGCGCCGTCCTATCAGCGCCTTCTCGAAGCGGCGACCCGCAAAGCCCGTTCCGCCGCAAGTAGTCCATCGCCTTTTCCGGCAACTCGTGTTCTGGCGCGGCTTTCCGCAGCGCCCGGACGAGTCGTGCGACAAGCATCGCCAAGTCGCCCACGTTGCGCTGCAGGTCTTCAGCGTCTTCCTCGCACAGCCAGCCGTCCGGCAGTTCTGGCGGATCTTCAGGGGTTCCCCACGCTTCCCAGCTCATGCCCTTCTCCTCAATCAACCGGCCAGCCGTCCAGCCCTATGAACCTGCGCGGCGCAACGCCCAACTCCTCGCGCTGCTTATCGACACTATGGCACGTCGCGCACAAGCTTTGAAAGGGGCCGTGCCAGAACAGTTCAAGGTCGCCGCGGTGGGGCTCGATATGGTCACACACTGATGCGCGGGACACCCGACCACGGGCAGCGCATCGGCGGCAGGTCGGCTCGCGCATGAGCTGCAACGCCCTGACCTTGCGCCAGCGCGTGGTGTTGTAGAGGTGCGTCCATTGGCCCATGCGCGGCAGGCTACCACACTTGACATCGGGCGGCGCGGCGGGTAGGGTTTGGGCCGTTGACTCCTCCTGCTGGGCGCACCCGCCAAGCACTTAACCGGGGCGCACGTTGCCCTGGTCTCTTTTCCCCCGCCTCACATGCACTCCAGATTTGGTGTACGTTCGGGGTAAGCTTTTTGTATGACAGTCGAGTACCTCAAGCCCTTGAATCTTAAGGGCTTTTTGCTTTTCTGCGCTCACACTCCGAACGGTTTTACACCAAACGCAACTTTTTTCTTATCCGGTGCCTGTAAACGATGCGGCTGCACTTACAGATTACGGGGTGTAAGGCGTAGCCGCAGCCGTCACGTTTTCAGCCATCGGATGTGAAATAAGTGGAGTATGGTGTAGGTATCTATATAGACTAAACAATATCTATAGTAAACAAAGACTTGCCTGTACAAAAACCTTACCCCAAACTTACCCCAAACTCCAAACCTAACGCCAGGAAGTGGGTTCGTCCGGCGTGTCTTGATTACACTTAACCGCCTGTAATTTATCCAATAAAATATAGGCATCGATCAGTAAATTAGCGGACGTGTTCGCCAACGCCGCCGCTAAATTTATAGCGCTTTCCGCCTCCTCGCTTAAATCCTTCAGTAAAATAGCGCCTTCAGATTCCCGCACCAAGCGCAGCACGACGCCGAGGGGCAAGGGCTTCCGAACGTGGCAAAGGGAGCGCACCCCGACCTCTGTCGTGCCGCACCGCTTGAGATAGCGCCGGCTTTCTGGGATCGTCAGTGAGGACAGATATGCGTTGAGCTGGGCGTACTTGATCTTGATCATCAGACTTCTCCGCACAAGAGGAGCAGCGCGGCCTGGTAGCGGTCACGCGGTACGCGCAGCTTGTAGGCCGCGTCCTCGATTGCGCGGTCCAGGGTGGGCCGCGTCACGCTCAGGGGGACCGGCGCCAGGGCAGCCACACGAAAGGGCAGCGGCTTGTTCGTGCAGATCGTGACGCGGACAGACTCGGCCGTCGTTCCGGCGAGCATGCAGAACGCCGTCTTGCCGTGCGCAGATAGGCCAGCCCACCACGCCTTGAAGTCGTCATACCTTTCAGCCCCCGGGGCGGCGCGGCGGTCTTCCTTGAGGGCGGCAAGAACGGGCGCAGTCTCCTCGATCAGCGCTTCCACGCTCACCGCGTCACCAAGCAACTCGACGGCCGCTTCGAAGGCGGCCACGTGGGCCTGGCCCATCTCGGACAAGGGCACGACCCCACCCGAGCCGAGGTACACCCGGACGGCCCGCTCTAGGGACACCGGCGAGCCTCCGTAGACAAGACTGCGCATTGCAGTAACGGAGACGCCTACCGCGTCAGCGAACCATTGGCGCTGTTGCGGGGTTGCTGCCTTCCAGCAATTATGAAGTATCGGTCTCACGTGTCGCTCCAGCAGTAAAAGGAACCCGTAATCTATAACTATTAAGTGCTTTATGCAACTACAGGCGTTAAAAAGCCGCCTCAAGGGCGGCCCGTCAGTCACACGTCACTTGCGTCGGTAAATAGCCTCCGGCCGTCCGCCTTGCGCCCGCTTCCTGTGGCCGACCTTGACGATTTTGGACTTCTGGAGCAGCCGACATAACGCCGCCTTGGTGCTGTGCTCCGTCTCCCCGAGCGCCGCAGCCAACACACTGAGCGGCCAGTCGCCGCCGTTCTTGACCACGTCGAGGATACGCACCAAGATCGAGCTGTCGTTCAACCACCCGGTTGCGCGTGTCTTGGGCTCAGGCAGGCTCACCCGCGTGGCCGCCAGGATCTGTTCAAGGGCGGTCAGCATGTCGGCGGCACTCCAGCCAGGGCGAGCCGCTCCTTTAGCGCTTCCACCGGGACGGACAGCGCGGTGCACTTCTGGACGACCGGCGGCAGGTACTTGGCCAGGTTCGGGAAGTCAGCTTCGAGCTTTTCGCGCGCCGAGTACTGCCAGACGATCGCCTCCAGGGTGGCTTTGGCTTCGATGAAGTTTTCCCACACGTCGTGGTAGCCGCGCTGTATGTCGGCGTCGTCTACCGTAACACTGGCCATGCGGTACGCCGGGAAGTCGCCGTCGGCTCCAATGTCTTTCAGACCGTTCCGTCGGGCAACCCCGTGCCCCTGTTCGTGGTAACTCCCCGGCGAGCAGGTAGCGTAGTCGAGCGGTTCGCGCCAGTACGTGTCGCGTTCTCCGTCGCTGGCCGGAACATACGCGGTCACGGTTTGGGTAGTCGCAAGGTAAGGCCGTGTGGCCTCGTCCGCCCGCGCCGCCACAAAGGCGGGGTGCTCTTCCCGCACCTTCTGGGCCGCAAAGGCGTTCAGCCGCTCGCGTAGCGCTTCAAATCGCGGCACAAAGGCGTCCCGCAAAGCCGCTTCAATAAGCTCGGTCCGCTGTTTATTGGTCAGTCTGATCATCTCGCTTCTCCTCTTCAGTTAATGTTCTCGGCGCCTGCCACGGACACCCGACTTGCAACGGATGGCCTCGCAGGCATTGGTGTCGCTCGATCCCGTTGCGGCGCCACGTCTCGAGGTGGGCGCACCGCACGCAACACGGCGGGGCCGGTAGTCTGGCGCGGTCGTCGGGGCTCATGACACGCCCCACTGTGCGGCCATCGCGGCGGCCACGCCTTCATATGTCCGGCTGCGCTCTTTCCACCGGGTCGGGGAGGGGCCGAGTTTGTTTTGTCCGCTCGCCGTCTGATTGGCGCGTCGGGTTCGGTTGTCCCCCGGAAGCCTGTTTGTTGGAACCAAGGGGGGCAATCCCTTCAACCACAGGCAGGTGGCTTTGCTGGCATCCTCCCCGAACCACCACGGCTGAATGATCTGGTCCGGCTTGCGGATCCGGGTCGAGATGCAAGAAATGGGGTTTTCCAGGGCGATACGGGGCACCGGAGCGGACAGGAGGCGCTGGACGAACGCCAGCGCCTCCTCCGTCTTGTCGGCACGCCCGGGCACGCGCTTGTTCCAGTGGAGCCCTGACACCGCCAGGTAGGTGCAGGGCGGGTGTGCGATCATCAGATCAAAGGGCGCAGCGAGGGCGATCAGGTCGAAGCAGTCGCCCCGGTAGTGGCGCGGGCTATCGTCTTCTGACGCCTCGAAGTCTGCGGACCACACGTCGTGCCCGAGAGCCGCAAAGGCGCGGCGTACCCGGCCGCTGTACTCACACGCAACTAACACTCTCATCGATGTGCCTCCGACAGCCACCCCAGCCGAGCCAGACGCCCCAACTCTGCCTGCACCACGGCGCCAGGCCCTGCCGGGCAGCACGTCGGACGCCCTCGCGCCCCGTCCGCCTCCTCGAGCGCACCACACGCCATGCAGAAGCGCATCAGCTGCGAGTGGATGCGGAACGCCAGAATGTCGGAGGCGCAGCCCAGGTGCAGCCACAGGATCTCACCCGCCGGCCTGCTCTGCACCAGCGTGTTGTCGCGCAGCCTCACGTCGACCCGCGTGCTGCCCGTCAGCGTGGCCGGCGGGGCGCCCGTGTCGTTGCCGGGCCATTCAGTCCATGCGCTCATGAGAGCCTCCTGATTGCGTCGCCAAGACTGTCTTCGTATGCCCCTGTTACGCCGTTCCAGCCGTAGTTATCGCTTGCAACCGTAGCGCACCGCTCCCGCTCCTCTGCACGAGCCGGGGCAAGCAGGGCGTCGAGTGCGGAGTGGTCGCGCGGCTTGGCGTTTTCTACAAGCACTTCCCGCAAGTAGCGCTGCGCTGCAATGTCGTCACGATCAACAATTGCCTGACTGGCCGCAACAAGGCAATCCGCCACTAGATCTTGCACGCTCTTTTCCCACGCCTGAGCCTCGGCAAGCTCCGTGCGAAGCCGCTCAACTATTCCACGCCAGTTATCAGCCACTGCTTTCGCCTTGCGCGGAAACTCAACCTGCTTGATGTTGTCGATCTCAGCACGAAGCCGCTCGATCTCATCAAGCAGGGTGCCGGCTTCGATTTCACCCTCGTTCCATTGCGCTCGAAAGTCCATATCATTCACCTCCTTTCGGTGCTGCTGCGATAGCGGCAGCCCATGCACGAACGAAATCAACCCGGTACAGGTTGCCTGCGTCGCATGCCGCTGTAGTCATATCATCGTGTGCGTCCAGGTCTATCGGCACAAGCGCCAACCCTTCCGGCACCACGGGCTCGGTGGGCGGGACGGGCGCTGCAAGCAGCTGAGCCCTGTGTCGAGCAACGAGCAGGGCGTCGTCTCTGCTCGCCGGCCCAAGAACCGCCGCATTTTCGATCAGGCGCTGCAGCGCCTCGACAACTCCGGCCGGCGCATAGTCGTCGGCTGCCGCTTCAGCTGGCCCGGCACAATGTTCGATTGCCTCGGTAATCTTTGCGCGTAGGTCGCTCATGACAACCCCTCCTCATCAATCGACCGGGCGCAACGCCTCATCCGCGTGTCAGTCAGCTCTCGCCGGAGATACGCCCGGGCGTGCCGATAAGCCAGCCACACCCCGACGCGGTGCGCCCCCTCGGCCAGTATCAGCACGCCGCACAGTAGCGCGACGAACAACAATGCGTCTTCAATCATGGCTGGGCACTCCTTTGGCCTTGGCGTTCGGGTGGCGGCGCGCCGATTGCATCTTCATCACGATCCGCGCGTCGGTCTGGTGAGGCGCCGCGTGGACTTGCGGCGTGTTGCGGTTCAGCTTGAGGGCTCGGCGTAGCTTGCGGTCCGCCTGCGAGACGTACTGCTCGACCTGGCGCGCATTCTCCGAGGGCAGCAAGATCCGGTAATTCCCGCTCGAGCTGGCCAGATACTTGCCTTGGCCGAGCAGGATGTTGCGCACGTAATCGACCCCGGACATTTCCGCCAGGGCGACCGCGTCGAAATCAGCCTTGCGACCAACCTCCGGCAGGACCAGCCCCAGGACACCCCGGATGAAATCGGCCGGGATGATTGCGCCGTACTCGGTGAGGCCCTTTGCCTCAAGGGCGGCGAATAGCTCTTTAGACACTGGTCACCTCCGCAAGGGCGCGCCCAAAGGTCGGGCGGAAGTCGCCAAAGCCGCCGTACTTAGCCGCCTTCTCGACGATCTGAGCGAGCGTGCGCAAGTCCACCACGCTGTCGTCGTGCTCGACCACTGTGCTAAAGGACCATTCATGGAAGATCGGGAAGTCTTTCGCCACGCGGACCTGGCCCTGCGGCAGGATCATGCGGTGCCTGAACTCGGGGCTCAGCACGACATCCTCGATCGTCTTGACTTTGGCTTGCCCGCGGTAGCGCAGGGACACCTTGTCCTCGGTGGCGAACAGCCCGCCGCGCATCTTCGCCCGGCCGATCTTGGCGACGGCAAAGCCGGTTGTTGCAATCGCCTCGGTCAGCCACGTGGTCGGCACGTAGACGCCGTGCTGCTCGCTGAAGAAAATCTTGGCCTCGGTTTCGAGGTTGCCCAATTCGATGAGATCCTCGTCAGTCTTGGTGCGCTTGTTCGTGATTGCCTTCTTTGCGCGAGCGAAGCGGTTGAACGGGTCGACAGTCTGCGGGTTGTTCTGCAGCAGGGGGCCAATGCCGGTGACTTTCACGAGTGCTTGCTGGATTGCCATGATTTTCAGTCCTGTAAAGTTCCGGGAGTATTCCCGATAAAGTGGATGAGTCCTGAGACTCGGACAACCCTCAATTGCTTAAGGGCTGGCCGCGTATCATTGCGCTGCGCTGCGCCGCCTTGCGATGCCTTGCTTTGGACTGCGGTTCCACGCCTTGCGTTTGAGTCCTGAGACTCGCCAAACCCTCTATTTCTAAAAGGCTTGACGCGTATCATTGCCATGCGCTGCCATGCCTTGCCATGCCCTGCATTGCCCTGCCTTCGAGTCTTGAGACTCGGACAACCCTCTGTTGCCAAAGGGCTGGCCGCGTATCATTGCGTTGCGCTGCACTGCTTTACGCTGCGCCGCCATACGGTGCGTTTGAGTCCTGAGACTCGGACAACCCTCTGTTGCCAAAGGGCTGGCCGCGTATCATTGCCATGCGGTGCATTTCGGTGCCTTGCGTTGCTTTGCACCGCGCTATGAACGTCGTCCGTCCATATCTCTATAATACTCTTATTTTCTCCACCGTCAATACTATTTGCCTGTACCACTCGTGATCCGCCAGATTGTCAAATTGCCGCACCTTGCCGGCAAAGTCCTCGCGGAACGACCGGGACGCCGCCTCGCGGTGCGCCAGCGCCTCGTGGCTGTCGTCGAGCTGCGCCAGGCGGGCGTCGAGCGCGGCAAGATTCACCCCGCCGAAGAATCGCAGGATCTGGGCCATCTGTTGCTCGGTTGCGGCAATCATTTCCAGATCTCCCCCAGAGCGTCAATGAACGTGAGCGCCGCCCGATACTCCTGCCCGTGCGACCCGTCGCCGTGCGCGTCCTGCAGCCGGCGCTCGAACGTCTCGCGGTCAATCTGCCGCTGACACCCGGCGTCAAAACGCAGCCCCTGGTCCGTCCGATAGACGACCAGCCAGTCGTTACGCGACCCAATCGGGCCGACCTGCACCACCGCGCGGCGCCCCTCAACAATTTTCGCCCCGCCGGCCAGATCGGCGCCGGCCAGATTGGCGCCGGCCAGATAGGCGCCGGCCAGATAGGCGCCGGCCAGATAGGCGCCGGCCAGATTGGCGCCCTCCAGATCGGCGCCGGCCAGATAGGCGTCCTCCAGATTGGCGCCGGCCAGATTGGCGCCGGCCAGATCGGCGCCGGCCAGATTGGCGCCGGCCAGATAGGCGCCGGCCAGATAGGCGCCGGCCAGATAGGCGCCGGCCAGATAGGCGCCGGCCAGATAGGCGCCGGCCAGATAGGCGCCGGCCAGATAGGCGCCGGCCAGATAGGCGCCGGCCAGATTGGCGCCGGCCTTGACGGCTGCGCGCAAGGTCGCGGCAATCGTGTTGTCCTCCGCCTCGTGGGCAAAAAGCACGGCGCCCGTGTAGCGGTGCTTGATCTCAATTTTGGTCATTGTGTTGGCTCCTGGAGTTGGCCGCCTTTGCGGGCGGCTTGTTGGCTGGTCAGAGCAGGCAGACGCGGCCGGCAAAGTATTCGAGTTCCTCGTCGACTTCAGTCATGAAAAGGCGGTCTGCTTCCTGTTCGGCGCGGTCTTGGCCCCAGCCTTGAACCAGAACGTAAAGGGTGGCGAGGTTTTGACGGGGCATTTCGTTCTCCTGCTTGGTTGGTTGACGATTCCAGCATAGCCTTATTACCGGAGCCGTCAATAACTATTTTCACATCCAGCGCACCGCCCGTCCGTCTCCCGCGCTAGATACCCTCAGCTCACCGGCAGCCACGGTGTCGTGACATCGACCATGATCGGCTCTCGCGTCAGACGGTCGCCGCGCTTGGTGAGCCGCCAGCTGTCTTGCACGAGCAACGGCCCAGCCTGACCACGCGGACCGCGGCCCACCGTGTTGCGGCCTGACTTGGGGCTCATCGTTGTGCCGCCTCATACGCCGCCGCGATCTCCGCCGCCCCGGCCATCCCGACCGAGGGGTGCATCTCGCGCACATACAGCACTGGCCGCCCGGCATCAGGCAGCACAGGGTTATTGGGCCGACCGCCCGGCAAGCCCGGGTGCCTCACGAACCGCAATCCCAGCATGAGCTCCTCCCGCTGGTGCGGTGTGCATCTCTGCCCCGCCTCGGCTACCAGGTCGCGCAGCTTGCCACCCGACACCCAGCCGCCTCGGAACCCCGGCCGCCCCTCGTCCATCGCCTCCACCACGATCTGCTCGAGCGGCGAGTGTGACGCTTCGATCGCCTCCTCGGTGCTGGACGTAATCGGGGCGCGCTGACATTTGGTCGCTGGGTTGTATTCGGGCGGAATCGCCCATGTGTTCAGCAGCTCGGCCACAATCGCAAAGCCGTAATTCTCGCCCATCGGCTCATAGGCCCCTTTGCCCTTCGCCCAGTCGTGCAGGTCGGTCATGTAGTCGCCGTCGAGGCCGTCGCGACGCAAGTCCGACTCGGCCTGCTGCGGGCAGTAAAAGAGGGCAAAGCGCCTATCGTTGCGCGTCTTTTTGACGCCCGCCTTGCCGTTCATGTTGAGGAGGAAGTTGCCGCATATCTCCCGCGTAGCCTGGTCGACTCCCTTGCCCTCGATCTCGAGGTTCTCGCCGGTGATCATCGGTTTCAGCTCCTCCACAATGTCCAAATTGCTCTTGGGCAGGTACATGTCTTCCACGCAGTAGAGCAATTTGCCGTACATCCAGCCATTAAATTGCGCCCCCAGCTTGGACGCCTTGGGCCAATGGGTGTAGCGCTGCCCGACCGCATACGCCACGCAAAGCGACAGGAAGGTTTTGCCGTTGCCCTCCACGCCCTGCAACACGGGCGCCCACCGGAATTTGCGCCCGCGGTACTGCACGCATGCCGCGTAGTAGGCCATCAAAATCGCCCGGTCCCGGTCGTCTGGAATGAGGCGTGCGAGGTGCTGCAGGAAGGGCGAAGCGTCCCCGGCAATGCGCCGGATATGGTTCGGCTTGTAGATGTTGACCAGCTCGAGGCCTTCCCGCCGGATGAACGCGCCCTGCGGCAAGTCGGGCCGAAAGCACGTGTCGGCGGCCTGGCGGTGCCGGACGCGCTGCCCACACGTAAACGCCTCCCACGCATCCTTGGTCGAGCTGGAGTTGGCGTGGTCCATCACGAACGTATAGCCGCCGTAAGCCACCCTGAACGCCTCGGGCTTGAGCAGTTCGCCCGACGGCACCAGCACCCGGTGCAGGCTGCGGATGTAGACGCACTCCTTGAACATCTCGATCTGCCCGGCCGCGTCGACGAAGGTCGTGCCAGCAGTCTCGTGCGACTCGGGAGGCACATAAGGCGCCTCGTCGTCCGCCACGATGGCGGGCGCCTCTACCTCCTTGTCTTGCAGCACGTCGCGCGACAGCCGACACGCATTGGCGATCGTGCGGGCCAGGTAGTCGTCACGGTCTTCCCATTTGGGCCGTACCAGGCTTGACCGCCACATGAGGCGTTCCATCCGCGAGGCGTGACGCCCGGTCCAAAAGGCGAGCTGTTGCGCCAGGCCAGCGTCGGCGCTCGACCCGTTCCACCTGTCCGATCCGTTCGCATCGGCCGGGTAGGCGCGGGGCAGTACGTCCTCGTTGGCGGTGTACAGATCCGCAAAGCTCGCGCCGCCCCCAAAGGCGGCCCGGGCGGACTGCGACTGCATCGCCCGGCGCAGCAGCTCGTCATCGTCGGTCGGGCCGCGCCACTCGGGACAAGGGCCGTCGTCGCGGTCGGGCTGGTCGGCGTTGCCCTCCGCGCGAGGCGGGAAGTAATTGTCGACGAGCCACTTGAGCACCTCGGGTCGGGCCGGGTGACCCGCGTCGCCGACCGCGTTCGTTCCGGTCAGTGCGACAAAGCGGCGCTCGGTGTAGAGCTCAAGGCCGGCCGCCGCGTTGCGGCAGGAGTGCTCGGGCACCGGCCCGGTGCCGAAGATATGCAGGCCGCCCCCGCTGGTCGACACCTCGATCGCGCACCCGGCAAACGCGGCGCAAAGCTGCTGCGCGAGGGGCGACCACTGCAGGTCTGGTTGTAAGCAGTCATCTGCGTCCGCAAACCAGAACGGGTCGCGCTCGGTGAAGACGAATGCTACGCCGTAGGGTGGGCCGTAAAGCGTCGCAGCCGCGCAGGCCTCGGCGGCACCCATCCAGTTAGCCGGATCCTGCGAGTCGGCGACTTGGCCGAGCGCATTGCACGGGTACTTGTCGAGCTTGCCGGGCTTCGTTCGGCTCGGCGCCGTTTTGTAGAGACAGAATTGCCGGTACTCCCCGAACGCGGCAAGCGCCGGGGGAAGTGTGGTCAGCATGGGCGCCCCGCGTCAGTTAGCCGAGAGCGTCGAGAGCCCCAAATACTTTTTGGCCGCGGCGAGCCGGAGATTGATGTCCAGTCGCCGGGTCATCGGATGCCGCGCCGCCATCGCCTGCCCGATCAGCAGCAGATTGCCGGACGTGCACCCGTGCTCGACGATCATCTTGCGGATATCCTCCATATCGCCGAAGTACGCGGACACGAGAGCGGGCGTGCACCCGGCCGCCTTGCCGATGTCCTCCCGCGTCATGTGCCGGTAGTCGAGCCGCTCGGCAGCGTCAATGGCTGCGGCGAAGATCGCCTGGCGGCGGGATTCGGGCGGGAGTCGGGTTCTCTTCTTCTCGGTTATCATCGAGTCTGTCCTTGAGTCAGTTGGTTGAAGGCCGGCGCGCTCGCCGATCCGTGAATGATCGCGTGACCGCCCCAAGACGACACGCCCGTCGCCCATGCGGCCTGGGCGATCTCGCGCGGCGTGCCGGTGAACCGCCATCCCTCGCGCTTGGTCTCGACAGAGATGAACTGCCCGATGACCTTGCCGACGTCCTGCGACACGATCACACGGCGATGGATGCCGATGAGGTCGGCGGACTTGATGCGCTCGTTCAAGTGCTTGGATTCGTTGGCGAGGCCGTAGCGCACCAGCCGCCCCTGCTCGTCCCTCAGCGCCCCGACGTTGTTGCGCCACAGCACAATGTCGCCCCGGTTGCTGGCCTCAAGCCGTACCGCACTGGACACGCGGTTCTCGGACCCCTCGTCCCTGCTGCGGGTGTTGCTGGGCGGTGTGACTGCGAGCGTGCGCAACTCGTCAAGGGCGGCGGCCGTCACGCCATGGCGCATCGCCCAAAGTAGGAGAGCGTCGGTCACAGCCCGATCTCCGTGATCTTGCCGCACTTCGTGCACTCGACTCGGGACACGCCATCCCAATCCACGGCGATGCAGCGCCAGACGTGCCGGCAAAACAGGCGACGAAAAAATCGTCGGATCATTGGTCGGACTCCTTAAGTGCGGCATTGAACCGAACCCACGCCTTGTCGACAAGGCAGCACCGCCCAAAGGGCATGTCCTTCGCGGCGCACGTGCACTCCGGCGCCACCAGCGGCATAACCTCAAGCTCCAGCCGGTGCGCTATATGCAGCTCGAGGTGGGCGCCTTTGCTGCCCTCCCAGCCGGGAATCAAGGCGATTGCGTCGCAGGTGCAAAGCTCGCGGATGTCGAGCCGCAGGCACTCCGCCCACGTCTTGCCCTCGCCCAGCTCGGCGGGGCTCACCACGTCCAGGCCCTGCGCCCGCAAGCGCGCCGCCCACTCGTGGAACGCCGGGAAGTTATTATCGGGAAGGCCCGTCATCGGGCCGGACAGATAAATGCGCTTGGTCATCGTCCCGACTCCGTCATTGCCGCGTCGATTGCTTGTCGCAGTGACTTACGGCGAGAGCCGAGAAACCCTCGCTGCATGAGACGAAATCCCCGCTCCAGAACCTGGCCATCCTCAACGTACCGGGCGTAGTCGAAGGAAACCCCGGTAGGGGACAAGAGCACGCGCGATACAAGCCAGTCAAGCCGCGCGGTGTCCTCAGACCGCGTCTCAAGGGCGGCCCACAATTTGGCGTTGTCTTCGCGCAGCGCCTTAACCTCGGCAGTCAGATCGGTGATGACGGCCAGCCAGGCCTCTCGGTTGTCTGCGCTCATGCTTGTTACTCCTCTTGTTTAGTTGGCCGCATCTTGCGCGGCTTTTTCGATTCCGTCAATACGCAGCGCCGCATCCACCCGACCGCGAAGCGTCTCAGCGTCGGCACGCGGCAGGCCCTGCGCGCTCAGCACGTCAATCCCGAATGACAAATAGAATGCCTTTGCCTGCTCCCGATCCGACAGCGGGCGGGCACTCAGCGCCGACCGACCCGCACCCCACACCGCGATGGCCTCTCGCAGCGCAAGCTGAGCCTCGACCCGCTCCCGGTGTCGGTTGGCAATGCCTGCCGCAATGGCGTAGCTCGCCCCGTGCGGCACGGCGGCCGGCTTCAAGATAATGTCCGCGTCGCCCCGCATCTCGCGTAAGGTCGCCGCGTCGAGCAGCCCAAGGTCACCGTCCACCGCCTCCACCGTCCGCGTGGCTGGCGGCGCAGGCACGTTGCCGCAATGCGGGCAGGCGTCGAGGTGCCGCTCGTAGACGCGCTGGCAAGTCGGCTCATCGCACCGGCGCAGCGGAATGGCGTCCGACACGGCCGACCGCCGGGTCACCGTGCGGCCCTCCAGACTCCACACGCGCCTCCGGTCGTCCGGCAGGCCCAGCCCGGGCGTCAGGCAGTTGCCCACGTGGTCGAAGATCATCGCGCGAGGCTTCCCGCTGGCAGCGATCAGCGCGACCCGCTCGGCGTCTGTCCGGTCGCCCCAGCCCTCGGCCACCGCCGGGTCGAGCATGAGGCGCAGGGCCCGTCCGAATTGCTGGTAGTGGAGCGCCACGCTCTTTGTCGGCCGGGCGAGCGACACGCACTCAATCGCGGGCAGGTCGAACCCCTCGCCGAACAGGTCGACGTTGACAAGCTGCAATATCTCTCGGTTGCGGAAGCGCCGCAGGACGTGCCGTCGGAGCGCGTCGGGCGTCTTGCCGGTCACCATCTCGGCCGGCACGCCCTTGTCGCGGAAGGCTTTGGCGAATCGCTCTGCGTCCTCAATGTCCACCGCAAAGGTCACGCCCAATTTGCCGGCCGCGTGCCGTAAGTAGTGCTCGACCACGTCGCCGACCAGCTTGCCGGATTTATGGACCGCAGCCCGCAAGGCAGGGCGCGAGTAGTCCCCATCGGCGCCAAGTGGCACGGTGGACAGATCGAGGTCCGACACGACGGGGCACGCCAGATCGTAGTCGGTCAGATAACCTTGCTCGATAAGGTCGCGCATTCGCGGGCCTTCGACCAGCACGTCGTAAAGCCCGGCACCCCATCGCCCGAGGCACTTACCGTCCCCGCGGATCGGCGTAGCCGTGTAACCAAACAGGCGGGCGTTCGGAAAGCGCTGCACCCCGCGGCCCCATTTGTTCTCCGTGAGGAGGTGGTGCCCCTCATCAATGTGGACGGCGCGCACCGTCCGGCACCACGGATCGTTCTCCGGCAGGCGCACCAGCGTATCAATCCCGCACACCCGAATCGGCGCCCGTTGATCCACCCACATGGCGCCCAGCTCCTCGGCGTGCGCTTGCTGCACCCCGCGCACCGTGCCGCTCGAGCCGACCACGCCGTGCCGGATGCCGTTGCGCGCCAGGGTGAGAGACATTTGCGTAACCAGCTCCTGCCGGTGGGCAATGACGGCCTGCGGCCAGCCGTGCAGCGCGGCGATAATTGCCGAGGTGATCACAGTCTTGCCGGCCCCGGTCGGCGCCACGACGCACGCCCCAAACGGCTCCGACTCCGGCGCGGCCAGAAGGGTGGCCATCGTCCTTGCAAAGACGTCTTGTTGATACGGTCGTAAAATACTCATAGTTTCTTCGGCTTTGGGTATTGACGTTGTGGAAATTAACGCACATCATAGGCCCCGCTGTCAATCAAACCCGAGGACTCAAAATCATGGCTCAAATTAATATCCAGCTGGACACCAGCAGGCCGGCCGACTTGAAGATGCTGGAACGGCTGCTCGACATCGTGCCAATTCCGCCGGTCGCCCGCGCCACCTTCCCACCCATTACCGCGGGCTGTGAGGTGCCGGAAGCCGTACCTGGCGGCGCGGCTAACGTGGGGTTTGTCTCCGCCGCAATCACCCACGGGTCGCCTGAGCTTGACGAGGACGCCGCAAAGCTGGAGGCTCTCGCCGGTCCCGGATCTGCCGGCCCGACGCCCCCTGCCCCGCCAGCCCCGGCCGGCCAGACCCAGGAACTCGACGCCGCGGGCCTGCCGTGGGATGCCCGGATCCACAGCGAGTCCCGCGCCCGTATCGCCGACAATACCTGGCGCCGCAAGCGCGGAGTCGACCAGGCCATCGTGGATAGCGTGACTGCCGAACTGCGCGCCGCCTACCCGGCGCCGACCGGCCAGTCGGCCCCTGCCCCCACGCCGCCGGCAGCCGAGGCGCCAAACCCCTTCCCGGTTCAGCCTGCTGAAAGGACAGACCTCCCCCCGCCGCCTGCCGCTTCGGTATCCGTCCCGCCCCCTCCGGCCGTAGCACCCCCGGCCCCGGCCGCCCGCGGTGTGACCGACCTTGCCGCCGCAGTGGCGCGCGGCGTAATCAAGCTGGACGACCTCAACGCCGCTTGCCTGTCGCACGGCTGCGCCAACGTCCTCGAGCTGAACAAGAACCCGGTTGCGCTTATGGCTGTGTGCGCCCAGTTCGAGCTGCTTGGAGCGTTCAAGTCATGAGCCCCGAAGAACGGGGGGCCCTTATCGATCGGCTTGTTTGCTCGTTCAAGAAGATGCCGCGATGGGCGCAAGCGGCAACGAAGCACGCGATGGCCGCGCCGACGATCAACCCCTCCACTGGAGTGCCTTTCCAGTCATTCCGTGAAGTTCTAGAGGCGGCCCACGACGAGGCGCTAACCACGCTGCGCGACGACTTCGAAGGCAACGGCGACCTCTTGCCGGAAGAGGGGCAAGGGTGACCGCCCACGCGCCCCTCCCGCCGTCAGGCGCCGCGTGCTGGGTGAAGTGCGCCCAGTGGCCGGCGATGAACAAGCTCTATGGCGGCGAGGATACCCCCGAGTCGCTGGAAGGGCGGGTAGCCCACCACGTCCTGGCCGAGGCGATCCAAGGCCGTTGGCTGACCGCCGGCACGCTCGTTCAAGCCAGCGACACGGGCGAGATGCTGGCGGTCACCGACGACATGCTTGACGGCGCGGCAGTATTCGTGGACGACTTGCACGCGACGGTGCCGGAGGGCTGGGCCGAGGTCGTTGTCGGGGCGGACATGCGCAACTCGGTCATCGTGCCGGGCGTGCTGTACGTTGAGTGTATGTGGGGCGCCTCGCCCTTTATCCACCCCGACTGCTGGGGCACGCCGGACGTGCTGCTGCGTCGAGCGGACCGATCCACGATCGTGTGGGACTACAAGTACGGCCACCGCAAGGTTGAAGCGGTCGGCAATTGGCAGTGCGCTGCTTACCTGGCCCCCTTGGCGATGACCGCCCCGCCCCAAGTCCGAATCGTGCAGCCTCGCAACTATGAAGCCGGCGCACCAGTTCGCGTCTGGAGCCCGACCGCCATCGAGCTGGAGGGAATGTGGGAAGATTTGCGGCTGGCCGCCAAGGCCGCAATGGGCTCCCCGCGTGACGCCACGGTCGGTGAGCAGTGCCGATACTGCCCCGGCCGTCACGCCTGCGGGCCGCTCCAAGCGGCGGGCAACACGTGGGCCGATTTTGCCGCCAGCACGGCAACGGTGCAGGAATTGCCGCCGACCCATGCAGGCCGCGAGATGCGCTATCTGGCGGAGGCAATCGCCACGCTGGAGGCAAGGCGGTCCGGGCTGGAGGCGGTCGTCACGTCGGCTTACCGGCGCGGCGAGCGGGGCCTGGGGTGGGCAATCGAGCGGGCGGCAGGCCGGCGCGTCTGGACGGCGTCAGTCGAGCAGATTGAGGGCGTGGGGATGATGGCGGGCAAGTTGCTGCTCAAACCCCCCGCGCCGGTCACGCCTACCCAGGCAATCGCAGCAGGAATACCGGCCGAGTTGGTCGAGTCAATGTCGGAGCGCAAGCCCGGCGGCGAGAAGTTGGTGATTGATACAGAAACCAAGGCCCGCAAGGCCTTCTTTGAGGAGTAAAGCATCATGACAGTGCTTCAAAACGGAACAGTTCGGACAGGCGATTGCATCGTCTTGTGGGACGGCATCACGCGCCCGGAAGCGGTGCCCGCCTCGGCCGATAAGCCGGCCAGCCAGAAGTTCACCCTGAAGCTGGCCTTCCCGCCCGATAGCCCGACGTACGCCGAGCTTTACGGCGAGTCGGAGAAGTTCACCAACACAAAGTACCCGCAAGGCCGCCCGCGTGGGTTCGAAGCGGCATTCCGCCCGGCCGAGGTGCCGGAGCTGCCCGGCTGGATTGCGGTGAACTCCGCGACCTTCGGCCAGGCGCCCGAGGTGTTCGATGCGCAAGGCCGCAGCCTGACGCCGGCCGAGTACAGTCGGATGTTTTATGCAGGCACGAAGGTACAGGCTCTGCTGACCCCGCGGGTGTATGACGCCAACGGCAACCGGGGCGCAGGCTTCTGGCTGTCCGGCATCCTCATTGTGGACGCCGCCGCGCCCAAGCTCTCCATCGCATCCGGTATGTCTGCCGGCGAAGTGCGCGGCGCGTTCGGCCTGCCCGCCTCGCCGCTTGCCGGATCCGCGCCTGCTGTCGGTATCCCGCCCGTGCCGGGGGTCGCGGCGCCTGCCATCCCTCCGGCCCCCGGTGCCGCTGCTGCGGTGCCGCCGACGCCCCAGGCGCCCGCCTCATTCCCGGCGCCCCCGGGTCTGGCTGGACCTGCGAGTGGTGCGACGACATCCCCTTCTAGCGTGGTGGTCGCGCCCAACTACGGGATGCTGCAGCCGCCCGCCGCCCCGGTGGCGCCCGTTGCGCCGGTCCGCACGATGACGCCTGCCGCCCAGGCCGCGGGTTACACGTACGAAATGTTGGCGGGCAACGGCTGGACCGAAGCGCAGATGATTCAGGCCGGCTATCTGGTGCCGGCATAGGCATGCTCCTTTTCCTTCTACAGCTTGCGGCGATGCGTCTAGCCCCGGCGCTACCGCAAGCAGGCGCCGGACCGCCGTTAATGGCGGGAAGACAAACAGAGCTGGAAATACCCTTCATCCCGCGCGACACCGGATCGCGTAAGGGACGGGGCTACTAAACAACGCGTCCGGCTCACGGGCCGGGCGCACCGCTTGAGGAGCAATAAATGAAGCCGCTGTATATCTTCGATCTGGACGGGACGCTTGCCCTGATCAATCACCGTCGGCACTACGTCGACGGGGGACGGAAGGACTGGAGGGCGTTTTTCGCAGCTTGCGTCGATGACGTCCCGAATACGCCGGTAATTCAAACACTGCAGGCGCTTCGACGTGCGGGCGCTGAAGTATGGATCTGGTCGGGGCGCAGCGACGAAGTTCGACCCCAAACCGTCGAATGGCTCTGCAAATACGGCTGTTTTGGGAAATCGTCCGGCTTTCTGCCCGCCTGGCCTTTTGGGGCGCCTGAACGGTTTTTGATGAGAAAGGCCGGGGATCACCGGGACGATGTTGCCCTTAAAAGAGAATGGCTCAGCCTTTTGGACCCCCCGGAATTTGCGCGGCTTACCGCCGTGTTCGACGACCGGGACCGGGTAGTCCAAATGTGGCGGGACGCCGGAATCCCGTGTTTCCAAGTTGCCTCCGGCGCCTTCTGATTGTCTGATTGAGGAGTCCTAAATGTTTATCTCCCTGCCGCTTCCGCTGCTCCACGCCCTCACGCTCTTTACGCCGACCCGCGTGGGCCGCCCCTGGATGTGCGGCGTCAATTTCCAGACGACGACCGACGGGCACCTTCTCGCCTCCGCAACAGACGGTGTGGCTGCCCTGCAAGTCCGCTTGCTCGCTGCCGACTGTCCGGCCGGTTTCAACCGCACCGCCCCGACCGACTTTATCAAGAGCCTGCCCAAGCGCGGAGAGGCCGTGCTGGCGTTCGGCGGGGACGACCTGAGCGTGTCGGTCGGCAACACCACGGCGACCGGTAAGCTGCTGCCCTCCTCCGACATCTTCCCGCCTTTGCGCCGCGCCGCCCCTGCGCCTGAGCAGGCCGGCAAGCCTGCCGAGTTCTACTTTGAGCAGCTCGCGCGCTTCTCCAAGGCAGCAAAGCTTGCCGGGTGGGGGTCGCCCCGCCTTCACATGCACGGCGACCGGGCGGGGGTGATTGGCTTCGGCGAGGACGTCGCGGCGTGCGGCCTGATCCAGCGCTGGGAGTTCAAAGACGGCAAGGGCAAGGTGCGCCCGCTGCCGACGGTGCCGGAGTGGCTCGCGTGACGCCGGCCGAGCAGAAGGTCAAAATCCGCAGCCTGATGCGCTCCCTGGCCGCCCGCGCCCGTTCGACGGTCGGCTGCATCTTCATCCCCGGCAAGGCAGACCCATGGCATGGGTACGACAGCAGTGCGGCCAGACGCGACCAGATCGAAGCCGCAAAAGGAATTGAAGGCTACATACGCGCCTTCGAGCTGGCGAACCACTTGAAGCCGACAATCCCGCCGGACGAGGAGGCACCCCGGTGAGATACGGCGACCGCCTGCCCACCGGTCACGGTTACTCGACCGTCCTCGCGGAAATGGATTTTGAGACGTATAGCGAGGCTGGCTTTGTCTGGACGGGCGAGAAGTGGGTCGGCCCACCCGGTGCGCCCAAGAACTCCAAAGGCCTGCCGGTGGTGGGCGTCGTCAATTACACCGAGCACCCGACGTTTGAAGTCCTCGTCCTGAAGTACGACCTGAAAGACGGCGCCGGGCCGCGCACGTGGAGGCCGGACGAGCCGAACCCGCAACCGCTGTTCGACCACCTGGCGGCCGGCCTGCTGATCGAGGCGCATAACGCATCATTCGAGCGGCGAGTGTGGCGGGCGTGCGAGCGGCTTTACGGCTGGCCGCCGCTACCTGAGCCGCAGGTGCGCTGCTCGGCGGCGAAGTCGCGGGCGTGGAACCGTCCCGGCGGGCTGGATGCCGCCGCCAGGGTCGCCGGGACGCCGCAGAAGGATCCAGCCGGCTCCGGGCTGATCCGCGACTTGACCATGCCGAGGAAGCCCACCAAGGCCAGCCCGCACTACCGCTTGACGCGGCAGACCGACCCGGCCAAGTTCGAGGCGCTTGACGCCTACTGCGAGCAGGACATTGTGGCCGAGGCCGCGCTGTCAGCGGTCACGCCGGACATGAGCCCGCAAGAACTGGAGTACTGGCGCGTCGACCAGGCGATCAACCAGCGCGGCGTGGCGGTCGATACCCAATTGATTGAGGCTGGCTGCCGGATCGTCGACGAGGCCACCCGCCGCTACGGTGACCGGGTGCGCGCCCTGACCGGAGGCATTGCCCCGTCTGAGGTGGCGCAGCTCTCCGGCTGGTGCGCCGGGGCCGGCTACCCGCTCGCCTCGATGGACGAGGATGCGATTGACGGCGCGCTGAAGGATCCAGCCTGTCCGCCGCTGGTGCGCGAGGTGCTGGGGCTGCGCGCCAAGGTCGCGTCGGCCAGCGTCAAAAAGCTGTTCGCCTTGCGCAACACCAGCACCAAGGCGGGCCGGGTGCACGACCTGTTCATCTTCCACGGCGCGAGGACAGGTCGGCCGACCGGGGACGGCCCGCAGCCGACAAATTTTCCGAAGGCCGGGCCCAACGTTTGGCGCTGCCAATGTGGCCGCCACTACGGCGAGACGGTACACGCCTGCCCGTGGTGCGGCGCGGGGGACGACGGGCGCGTTGATCACAAGGGGCAGCCGCTGAGCAGCTTTGATGAGCCGCAGGAGTGGAGCCCAGATGCAATGTGCGACGCAATCGAGGTCGCGCGGTCGGGTAGCCTGGACGTGCTCGAGATGTTCTTTGGCGACGCGCTCCTGACGCTGGCCGGCTGTCTGCGCGGCGCGTTCGTCGCGGCGCCCGGTCACGACTTGATCTCCTCAGACTGGACGGCGATTGAGGCGGTCGTGCTGGCCTGCCTTGCGGGCGAGCAATGGCGCATCGATTTGTTCCGCGAGGGCGGCAAGATCTACGAAGCGTCCGGCGCAAAGGTCGGGCGCGTTGAGTATCAGGAACTGCTCGACCACAAGAAGCGCACCGGTCAGCATCACCCCCTCCGGCACAAAGGCAAAGTGTTGGAACTCATGTGCGGATACCAGGGCTGGGTCGGTGCGTACCACGCATTCAACCCGGACAGCGATCTGCCCGAGGATGAGATCAAGCGCGACATTCTCGCTTGGCGCGACGCCTCGCCTGCCATCGTCGAGTTTTGGGGCGGACAGTCACGGCGCATCCCGGGCACGCGGGATTTGCGCGAGGAGCTTTACGGCGTGGAGGGCGCCTTTATCTCGGCGATGCTCCAGCCAGGCACAGTAGTTGACTGCCGTGGCTTGAAGTTCCAGCAAGTCGGCGACGCGGTCTACATCACGCTGCTGTCCGGACGCCGGCTCACCTACCACTCGCCCCGGCTGCATGAGTCAGACAAGTGGGGGGCACGGTACTCCCTATCTTATTGGGGCTGGAACACGAACCCGAAGAACGGCCCGCGCGGTTGGATCAACGTGTTTACGTGGGGCGGCCGGCTGGTAGAGAACATCACCCAGGCCGTCGCAAACGACATCCTGCGGTTCACGTCGGTCAATCTGGAGCGCGCCGGTTACCCGATCGTGCTCCACGTGTACGATGAGCTGGTGTGCGAGATGCCGCTTGGCGTCGGGTCGGTGGAAGAGTTGGAATCATGGATGCGCTACCTGCCCGAGTGGGCGGTGTGCGAGGATGGCCGGCGATGGCCGGTTAATGCGGCGGGTGGTTGGCGCGCCGAACGATATCGAAAGGGGTAACACGTGGCAGACAAAGGGGCGCTCCGGGCGCCGTTCCCATATTTTGGAGGTAAGAGCAAAGTGTCCGATATCGTTTGGCAGCACCTTGGCGCCGACGTGACGAACTACGTCGAGCCCTTCGCCGGCTCGCTGGCCGTGCTGCTCGGCCGTCCCGGCGGCGCGGGCAAAGTCGAGACCGTCAATGACTTCGACGGCCTGCTTGCCAACGCTTGGCGCGCGATGGCGTTCGACCCCGAGAGCGTAGCGCGCGCCGCCGACTGGCCGGTGAACGAGTGCGACCTCCACGCCCGGCACGCCCGGCTGGTCACGCAGCGGGGCGCAATTACGGCCAAGCTCATGGGCGACCCGGACTGGTTCGACCCCGTGGCGGCCGGCTGGTGGATTTGGGGGGCATGCGCGTGGATCGGCTCGGGCTGGTGCAGCGGCAAAGGCCCGTGGACCGTTGAGGGCGGCGAGCTGGTCCGCGCGGAGGGCAACGCCGGCCAGGGCATCAACCGTAAAATGCCGCACGTAGGCGACGCGGGGCGGGGCATCAACCGTAAAATGCCGCACGTAGGCAACGCGGGGCGGGGCATCAACCGCCAAATGCCGCACGTAGGCAACGCCGGCCAGGGCATCAACCGTAAAATGCCGCACGTAGGCAACGCGGGGCAGGGCGAGTTTATCGCGGAGTGGTTCCGGGCGCTGTCCGATCGGCTGCGCAACGTCCGGGTGCTGTGCGGTGACTTCGAACGCACGCTCGGGCCGTCGCTCACCACGCGGCACGGCGTTACTGGCGTGTTTCTTGATCCGCCCTACGACGCCGGCAACCACGACCCTTACTCGTCTGCAGGCGCCGGGGTTGCCGCCCGTGCGCTTGCGTGGTGTGTGGCAAACAGCTTTGACCCCAATCTGCGGATCGTGCTTGCCGGATATGAAGGGGAGCATGAGGTCCTCGCGCTGCTGGGGTGGCGAGCCGTACCGTGGAAGGCACGAGGTGGCTACGGGTCGCAAGGCGACGGGAACGGCCGGGCTAACGCGGAGCGCGAACGGCTTTGGCTATCGCCTGCTTGCCTGTAAATTCTTATTGACGCCGCCGTCAATACGTCTATAATAGGAACTGTAGACAGAGCAACCAGACAGGAGGATCGAACATGCAAACACTTGACCACGTAGCCGGGCGCCCGATCGAGATCACGGTTCGCGGCCCCCGCAGTTTCACGTTCAGCTTCGACGCGATTGATCCGCCCGCAACCGAGGCGATCTGCGGTTTCTTCGCAGACAGCCCGGCGGTCCTGAGCGTGGTCGAAGACGCCGAGTGCGGCACGTTCATCTACTGCGACGCTTGATCATGAGCAGCCCCGCCTTCACCCTCTTCATGCAGCGAGTCCAGGGCCTGCCGCCCTCTCCCGCGCCGACGGTGCGCCCGCAAACCGACGCGGCCCGTATCGCCCTGCTGAAGATTGCGCTTGACCAGTTCCTGCTCACCCCGGAAGTCGAGCAGCTTGTCGGCCCGTCGGTCTGGGCCTTTGCTATCAACGTTCGTGAGGACTGCTGACATGACCCGCTCCGACTTTGATTACCACGCCGAGGTGCTCGCCCGCCCGCGCATCGAGCGCCGTTGCATGCACTGGGCGGTGCAGCGGGTCGACGAGATCCTGGCCGACATGGACTGCCTGCCCGGCATGACGCACGCAGACGCGGCGGCCCGGCTGCTTGACCTGGGCGTGAGCCGCGAGCGGGTTCGTCAGTTGCTGGCCGGTGATCGGAGAGCCGCGGCGCGGCAAGCTTGATGCTGCCGCCGACACGCCCCCGCCGCTCCGATCAGATCGTGCAGCCAGATAACCACACTGGCCTCGCCCGGGTCAGTCAGCAGGGGCAGCGGCGGGCAGTCCGTCAGGCACTCGCTCGGCGCCTGCGTGATCGGCATTGGCGGCGGCAATTGCGTCGTTGGCGTCGCGCACCCGGTCAGCAGGCCACACGCACTCAGCGCGAGCAGTGCGCGCCGCATTCAGCTGCCCTCGCAACTTGGCGGCACCAGCCTCGGCCGCCCGCCGCGCATCACGAAGGGCTGTGGCCTGCCGGCGTTTGGATTCAGCCTCAGCGTCCGCACGTGCAACCGAATGAGTGACGACGATGGCGTCTTGCATTGCAAGGGCGGAACGGCCCTGTTCAGTCTCGATACCGTGACGGTAGCCAAGCCAGCCAGATAGACCGGCCACCAGAACGGCAGCCAGAAGCAAATAGGTAGTTGGCACATTCAACCCTCCTCGACTTCAGCGACCGCGGCATGGTAGAGCTCGTCCCACGTCTCCGGGTGCGGTTTGCCGGGGCGCCAGTTGTGCATGTAGTACTTCCAGGCCGCCACCGCGTCGCCCATCTCAGGCAGCCGGCGGCGATCGGTGAAGAGCAGCAGACGGGCAAACCCGGCCGCCAGCACGTCGTCGTGCTCGAGCCGATTGTATACCAGCCGACTGTCCGACTTGACGCCGCGCGCCTCGCACAGCCTGGCCGCGAGATCGCGGCTCGCCGGGTGGGTCAAGACGCCGACCACGCCTCCGCCGTGCTCGAATTGCCAGAAGCCGCGCGCCGGTCCGCCGATCTGTCGGCGGTGCTCGAAGCGTGACTCTTGCAGTCCGATCGCGATCAGCATTACCCGGGCCTGCGGGCTCGTCATGGCCGGCGGCAAGAGGGCAAGCGCTTCGTTGATTGCAGCGTGCGGTACGGTCATCGTGGGTCGCCTCTACGCCGGCAGCGGCCGGTAAATCGGAACTGCTCTTTGACGGAAAAATAGCTGCCTACCACCGCAAGCACGAGGCCCACGACGATAAGAGCAATGGTGCCGGTTGTCATTCCTTGCGCCCTCCGAGGATCCGCGCAAACAGCATCTCGAGGCCTGTTGTGCCCAGACTTGCCAGCGCGGCAGCCACGCCGATCTGGCCCACCCGCGAGAGGTCCGGCACGATGACGAGGATGGACGCCCCCGCCACCGCCAGCCCCATGACCGACAGCGCCCGCCCAACTGCGACTGGCCATGTTGGCGCCGGTGTGACCAGCAGCGCACCCAACGCAATGACGAAACCAATGGCGGCAAGCGACGCAATGTCCCGGAGATCCCGCGCCACCGCTTCGAGAAAGTCACGCATATTTCACGCTCCCTTGTTTTCGGGAGTATACGTCAAGCTGCGCCCTTGATGATCCCCGACTTGACCAGCGCATCCCGCAGCGCGTTTGTCAGCGTGGCGAGCTGCTCGACGGTCGGCGTACTCGGCACCGTAGCCTGATCCGCGCTGGCGTAGCCGGCTTGGATGGCGAATGCGCGGTGATCGGTGTAGCTGGTAATCGTGCTCGCCCCGCTGACGATGGTGTATAGCGGGATATTGCCGGCGGTGAAGGTCGTCACCAGCGCCACGGCGCCCGTTGCCGGGTTCGCCTCGATGTAGCGCGTGACGCTCGCCGGAATAGATAGTGTTCCGTTTGCGATGACCGTAGCGACGCCAGCGACACGGACGACGCCGCCGTAATACCCCCACGTCAGGCCGGAGCATGTCGAAGCGCGCCGGCCGTAGAGCGTGGCCGGACTGGCCGCGTCCATGAAGGCATTCACCGTCACCTCCTTACTGGCCTGCGACTGGATGACGTTGTCGATGTTGCTGGTGCTGGAAGCCATTCAGTTACCTCGTGATTGATGTTTGCAGCGGAAAGCCGCGGCCGACCGTGGAGCTCATCTGATAGATGCGCACGTAGAGCGTCGATTGATTGCTGCCGAAGTCCGTTACCTGCTGTGCAGACGTATAGGCGACAGTCGGCGTCGAGTTGGTCAGCGCGCGCTTGAGCGTGGTGTACGTGTTGCTGCTGAAAATGTCGATTTCGTAAGCCTCCGCGGCCTCGCTCAGCGGCGCATCCACAAGGTCACGCCACTCGCCGCCGATCCGTGTTCGCCTGATCCATGTCAGCGTCCAATCATTCGTGCTCGGATGTCTGTTGCCGTTGAGATACACCGGGCTCAGGCACTCCAGATTGACGCCCGCGTAGGTGAATGCGCGGTCCGCGTCAGAGTCAATCGCCCGACCGGCCGTGATGCCCCGATACAGCCTGGATAGCCCGATCGATGCCGAATCGACGCTAATCAGCGCGTTGTCCGGGTCATTCAGCAGAATCACGGCATCGCCAGCGGCATGGTTTCCGGTGTTGTGCTCGGTGCCGAATCTCCCCCGCAGCATGTCCTGGATCACGTAACTGCCGTCACCCTGCAGCGCGACCGTGCGGGCGGCGATGATCTCCCACCGACCGTCCTTCCCGTACGCGAAGTGGTTTGCCCCATTGAGCATCGCAAGCTCGGTCACACTCTCCAGCTCGCCGGACAGCAAATCGACTCGGAGCCACGACACCGAGTCGACTGTTGTGCTGGGCTGCGTACCGATGGCGTTGCGCGCGCTGCCCATCGTGCCCTTGCCCGTCCAGCCCTGAATGTCGTCCCACGTCTGTCCGGAGTCCGTCGAGCGAAAGAGAATCCCGCCCGGCCACGCGGAGGTGTACCCCGTCATGGCTGCGACGAACGCAGGGCTGTCCATGCTTGAGTGAACCGCTGGAATGTCGAGCAGTTCATACTTGCTCGGCCCTGCCAGCCCGACCGTGCCGGGAAGAACGGCAGACTCTTCGCCCGTCACCGTGCTGGTGTAGATCGCGGCGCTGTTATACCGTGCTACGCACTCCAGCCGACCATCCGAAAGATAGTTGATATTGGTCAGGCGCAATTCGTAGGAGGCATCTGAAGCGGTGATCGTGATCACGTCGGCAGGCTCAAGGTACAGATATTCTGGCGGCAGCTTGAATTGGATCGTGTAGCGCTCAAGCCAATACAGGTACAACAGCACCTCGGCTCTCTGCGCGGCCTCCGTGGCCGTGAAGACGATCGGCATTTCCATCTCGCGCACGCTGATCGAGCTGCCACTATTGCGCTCTGCCGACTGCTCGCCAATGTCGTATTCGCGGGCGATGTCCATGTGCTTGATCGAAACCCGGCGCGGGAGTTGATTGTCCATCTCGCGCACAATCGTGATCTGCGGCCCTGACGCTTCGCCTGCTGCACGGGCGTCGAGCAGTTCGGCGGGGATAGTGGCTACCGACGCGTTCCCACGCTTCACAGCTTTGATCTTGTAGCCTGACTGAATTACGTCGAAGGGCCACGCCGACTGTAGAGGCTCGATGGCTGCTCGAATTGCGCCGGTTTGAGTTACACGGTAGCCGCGCACCTCGTCGGTGAGGTCAGACACGTCTATGTCTGATGTCGCTATGTCTGCTTGTTGAACTTCTGCCAACACTATCGATGATAGCGTGTGCGTTGAACTTTCAACTTGAGCAGTAAGAGAGATAATCGCACCATTGTTATAAACGACACCTTCAGATACTGGCCACACATCGCCCTTGTTCGATACGCTGGACCCTGGGGCCAGCAAGGTTGCTCCGATTTGTGCCCACGATCCTATATCGAAGAGCTTAAAGTCAGACCCGCCAAGACCATCAATTGATGTTACGCACGCAAAAATACTGCTATCAATTACTGCAAACTGCCTAGACGATGACCCTGGCACTCCGGAATAAATATCCCCTACAACAAGATCCGCGCTGAACCGAATCAACTCGCTGCTGGACATGTGCGCCCATATTGACACTCCGTCAAAATAAAGCGCAGCACCGACGCCGGAGGTATAGCCGGCCCCCCATAAGTCATAAAATGATGATGGTGTTGATTCTGGACCGTCGACCCCTTTTTCCCACCTGGCTATCCACCTCTGCCCCGCGCCGGAGTTTCCTCCAACACCTATTACTGCATCACCGATATCGTACAGCGGACCGTCGAGAGAGTAGTAGCTGTCCGACCCGATAGGAGGGAGTACGGGCCTGTTACCAATTGCGCCGTTAACAAACCATGCGGAAACATCCGACGTTCCAGATGCATTTTTGCGCTGATACAATAACTGCGGGTTATTCTTGCATTGAATTGCGTATGTATTCACATGGTCGTCGATTTTCGGCACCGCTAAGGTGTAGTCCTCGATAACCGCGCCATTAAGAAGCCGCCGCACGGTCCTTTGATTGAACGCTGAGCCATCGCTGACAATAGAGGCACTCGTGAGCGTCGCTTCGTCCGACACAAAAGACGATCCTATTGCATTTTGGAGCCCGACAATACGAGGCAAGCCGCCGCTTGTGTCGCCAACCACCTCCACCTTAACCTGAGCCCCCATCAGGCTATTGCCGTGATCAGCCAGCGGGTAGTCGTACATCACGATGTAGGCTAGCCCGCGATAAGCCGGAGTGTTATTCACCCCCTTGTCAGCCTGCATGCGGGGGTCTGGCTGCTGATCCTCTGTGCCGAGATAGACGCGGAAACCCTCTGCAGCCTGATTGCTTGCGATGATCGATTCAATGTCATCCGATCCGGCGTCATAAATGAGCTTCGAGCCGACCCACACGCGACGCACGCCGGCAATCGGGCCTTCACACAGTCCAACGGCAAACGTCGCTGAATAACTGTAGGTCTTGACCGTCGAGCCGCCGCCGCCCTTGCCGCCCTGCTTCTTCTTGGTGAGCGTCTCTTTGAGCTTGTCGCCTTCCAGCCAGAAGACATTGCCGAACGTCGCCACCGTGCCGTAAATGCGCGGAATGTGGGCGCCGTAAGTGCTCGTCTGGACGGACAGATCGGACAGCCGCGGGCCGACAATGGTCGGGCCTTTCGGTGGGTCGAGCATGCCTCCAACCGTGCCGCCTAGCGCCGCCCCGGTGAAGACGTAGCTTGTCCCGCCGGTAAAATACCCGATGACCGCGCCGACGATATACCCGAGCGTCTGGCCCGTGCTGTTGCCGCTCATTCGACACCCCTAAAGCGGTACGCCCTGACGATCCGAGCACGCCACGCGGCGTCAAGCCCGTGCTCGACACACTTACCAACCGACTCGTAAGCGTGGATGACTGTCTCGCCCGTCCAGACGGCGAGGTGCATGGGCTCCGCTTTCCATTTCATCAGCAGCACGTCACCGGCCTGCATGACCTGCACGCGGTCAAGGCACGTTTGCGCATCAAGGGTGGCTTCAAGCAGGCCACGGTAGGGCGTGCGGCCGTAGTTTGTCGGCGCGTCGTAGTGCAGGCCGAGCCGGTCCGCCACATGAGCGACCACGCCCGCGCAGTCCAGCCCCTGACCGATGCGCCGGCCCTGGTGGCGGAAAGGCGTCTCGAGGCACTCCCTGGCGGCGGCAATGATGTCGTCGGCTGTCATTTGGTCCCGATCTGCTGGTATTGGCTGCTGACAGGCACGAACGAATAGCCGCCAAAGTTGATCACGTTGTCCCACTTGTCGCGGCAGTCTTCCAGTCGCTTGCGGCAACCCGGGACGAGGCTGTATGTATCGCCGACCGTGACCCCGTAGTATGCCGGTTCGTACGTCTCGGCGGTCCCGTCCGCTTCGTAGCGCTTGACCTCCTGCGCCTTGAGCCCGGCGTTTGCTCCGGCGGTCCACGTGACGGTGCCGAGCGCGAACCAGTCGGCCGCCTCGGTCCTGGCGCTATCCCGCCAGATCGTCCCGTCGGTCACATGGGTGATGGTCCCCGTGACCGTGATCGGCCCGAGGGCCACCTTGCACCCGGCGAACTCTTGCCCGCCGAAAGTCTTGGGACAGGCCGCGGTGTATGTGCTGCCGACCGACTGATTGAGCGCATCGATCAGCGCCATCATCTCGATTTTGTAGCGGTCATCAATCAGCGTTGTACGCCCGAGCGTCGCCGCGCCGACCGGCTCTTCGTCCTCGACCGGTGCATTCCATGCGGTCGCGAAGCAATACATCCGGGCGCCGTCAAACACACCACTCGCTACATCATCTCGGTCAATGCCGGCAATGGCCAGCACGCCCTCTAGATCCATGACGCCGGGGCTCGTGGTCGTCGTGCCCTGCGCACCGGTGAATTGATAGCCGCTGTCGGTCTTGTAGATCTGGCCGCCCGACATGAGCAAGTCGCGCGGGTGGTCAGTCAAGCGCACGATCAGGCCGGATGTGGTGACGATCCGCAGGCAATGGCAGCGGTAGTGGTAGTCGGCGACGACGGGCTTCATGGGTTGATCAGCTCCACAAGTTCGATCTGGCTGGTCTGCCGGACATCGGGCGTCAGGTGCTCGAAGTCTATGCGGGAATTGAAGCGCACGGGGATGTCGAACTCGCAGCCCCCGCGCACCTCCTCGCCGGTCTGAGGGGCCGTGTTGACTGTGCCGCCGCTGGAGTACGCCGTGAATCCCGTCGAATTGATTGACAGTGTGATTGTCGTGGCGCCCGTCGCCGTGACGGCAGCGCGCCTCCCATTGATTTGCGTCATGCCGACGACGCCCGACACATGGACGCTCTCCCCCACAAGGAAGGAGTGCGTCCCGATGGTGAGCACGGCCGCGGCAGCCTGCGTAATCCCCGTAACCGTGCCGGCCTTATTGGCGGCCAGCGTTACGCGCCCGGTCGTCGTGTCGACCGTAAAGCCAGTCAGTGCGTGGTCGCCGGTCACACTGTTACGGACGCCGATGAGCGTTGTGCCTGCAACCGGCTTGAACAGCGTGCGGACCGGCAGGCCGACCGATAGCGGCGTGCCCCCGGAGCCGTACTGCTTCTGGAGCTGGTACACGCTGCCAGCCGTGACGATATCAAGCAGCTGGTCGAAGGCGGTCGGCGGTCCGTTGTTTGCCGCAGTGGTGTAGTCGTCGAAGGCCTTGGCGCGGAAGCCGGCGAACATCCCGTACGCCCGGTGGTAGAGATCCGCCACGGCGGCGCGCTTGACCGCATTGCTCAGCACGTAGCTGATATCGAAGTAGCGGACCGGGTACGGGTGCACCAGGCGCCGGTACTCGCTGTTGCCTGCGGTCTGCGTAATCTCGACGTTGTACTGGTCCGCGTAAGTCGCGCCCATCCGCACGTCGACCGGCAGCCGTTCCTCGAGAAATGGATTGCTCATTGATACCTCTGCGCGCCGGAGAAGGCTGACAATGCCTCGCGCGCGCCCTGCCCGGCGGCGCGGCGCACGTCTGGCGCGGATCCGCCGTTGACGGTGACGTTGATTGTGGTGCTACCGCCCGACCGCGTGGCGCGGCCAAGCGCTTCATTCGGGACGATAGACCCCGATGTTCCCGGCCGGAATAGCTCCGGTCCGCGCTCGCCGACAAGGTACGTCTTGCCCATGCTGACCGGGCCGCCTTCTGCCCGCACGCCGCCGAACGCGCTGGCAATTGTCCCAATCACACCGAGGACACCGCCCGACCCGCTGTTGCTCTTGCCCCAACCTCCTATTGCCTCAAAGATCTGCGCCGCTGCCGCTTCAGCCGCCATGCGCTTGAGGGTATCGCCAAACGACTTCAGCATGCCGTCCACGCCGCCGGCAAACGGATCGAACAGGAAGTCCGCAAAGGCAGACTGCATGTTGCGCGCCGCCTGATCGGAGAACGCGCTCATGGCGTCGGTCGACTTCTCGACCGTGTCGGGCAGCGTGCCGAGCCGCGTTTGCACCGCCTCGATGTACTCCTCGGCGCCGATCCGGCCAGCGACAAAGGCGTCGCGCAGCAGGAACATAGCCGCTCGGGTTTCCTCGAGCTTGGCGGTCGGTGCGGCGTCAAGCATTGCGTTCAGCGCTTCCTGGTCGGCACGCATCTGCTTGATGCTTTCCTGCGTGTCGCTGAAGGCGTCCTGCGCCTCGAACACCGCCCGGCTGTAGGTCTCCTGAGACACTGCCCCGCGGTCGAGCAGTTCATTCAGTCGCTCGATCTCCGCGGCGTAGGCCTCTGCCGGCGTGCGCGTGGACTCCATGACGTTTTGCCCCTCGGTGAGCGCCTGGGCTTGGGCCTTGAATGCCGCGATCGAGTCTTGCACCGAGGCCGCAAAGGCCAGCTGCGACGGGTTCGCGCCGGCCAGCTTGTAACGGTAAAGCTCGACCTCTTCCGACGTGAGCCCAATCGTGGCGGCCTGGTCGGCAAAGGCCTTGCTCAAGCGCTGCAGGTCGGAGACCTTGGGGGCTCCCGTGCTGGGCGTCTTGCCGGCGGTGAACGGGACGGCGTTGCGTGTGGCAGGCGTTGCAGGCGCCGGTGGGCCGACGAACGGCTGGGCAGCCGCAGCGCGGGCACCGAGAATAGAGGCGGTCAGCTGGTCCACTTCTTTGCGGGCTGCCGCCGCGTCCTCTTTCATCGCGTCGCCGATCACCCCGGCGCCGGAGAAGTCGAGCTTGGCAACGGCAACCGCTTGCGCTGCGAGCCCTCCGAGTTCGCGCCCGATGCCGGTGAGCACAAAGGCTAGCTCCACGCCGAGTACCGCGACCGTCTCGAATACAACGGCCAGCCCGGTGACGATGTTCTCCACGGCCTTCGATTCCTTCGCCGTGTCGACCATCGCCGTGGTGATCTGGACGAAGGCGGGCAACATCCGTTGCGCCATCTGGTTCGTCACGCCCGTTGCCGCGGCCTGGAGCCGGGAAAGGTTGTCGTTGAAAACTTCCGCCGCCTTGGCTGCCTGGCCGTCGACCGTCAACCCGAAGGCCTGCGCCTCCTCGCGCATCGCCTGCAAGCCCGCCCGGCCGCTGTTCAGGAACGGAATCAGCTTTGCGCCTGACTTGCCAAACAACTCCATTGCGAGCGCCGCTTTAGCCGGCCCGTCCTCAAGCTGGGAGAAAGCCTCGGACACCTCGATCAACAAGTCCTCGCCGGACTTCATCTGCCCGGCCGCATCCGTGACCGCGACCCCCAGCTTGCGGTACGCCTCGGCGGGGGCGGTCAGCCCGTTCGCCGCGTCGGTGGCCGACTTGTTGAGCCGACCCAGTGCCGCGGTCAGTTCGTCGGACGACGCCCCGGACAGGCCGGCCGCGTACTCGAGTTCGGAAAGGGCTTCGGTTGTGATGCCGGTGGACTGGGCGAGCTTGGCGAGGCGGTCGGCGTTGTCAATGGCGGCCTTGGTCATGGTGGCGAACACGCCTGCGGCAGCAGCCGTGGCGACGCCGATCGCGGTGGCAACCTGCTTGACGGACTTCTCCATCTCCTGCAGACGCTTTTCGGCCCGCTTCGAGTCCGTCTCAAAGCTGCCCGTCCGCATCAGCAAGTCGATAACAATAGAGCCTGCGGCCATGTCTACTCCGGTCCGATAACGCCAAGCGCCCGCATAGTCGCAAGCGCTGCCGCGTCCAGGCCATCCGGGAGCCGCGGCGGGTGCAGATAGTCTAGCGCGGACTGCACGTCTGCGCCATTACGACCGGCGATCAAAGCGGCCGGACGATGGAACCGGTGCAGGTCGTCAAACGGGTGAGCGCGGTAATACTCTGCCCAGCGCTCGAACTCCACGCGGGACATCGACGCACGCCACTCCGCGACCGTCCGGCCGCCAAGGGCGAGCGCGAGGGTGTGCCAGAACTCGTCCTCGCTGCCCGCCCTTAGACGTTTCCCGGCGCGGAGACCCCCAGGCTGACAATGTGGTCGGTCATCTGCTTCGACACATAGGGGCGAATACAGGCAGCCTCCTCTAACGTCAAAATAGGAACCCCGTCCGCATCACACAAGCACCGGTGGATAAGTTGGGCGGTGGCCCAGCTGCGCTCTTCCTTGCTCAAACTGATCTCGCACAGCCCGACCAGACGACTCTCCCGGTCTGTCGCTTCCCGGAAATAAAAAGTCTCGACGCTGCCGTCGACCATCTTAACTTCCCGGGCGTGGGCCTCCGTGCTGGCAAAAATTGCCGGGTTTACCTTAGGCGCGGTCATGCGGCCTTCCAGTACGTGGTCACGACGCCAGAGCGCTGAAGCGTCAGGGTGCCCCGGACGACCTCGTTGCCCGCGATATCAATGTTGACGTCGGAGATGTAGGCGATGAACTCGAAGCACGTCCGATCGGTCGGCACGTTGAACGTGTCGTCCGAGGCAAGCGTCGGCGCCGTGGTGCCGTCCGACAAGCAGATCAGCCAGGACAGATTGTCGCCCTGTTCCTTGAGGTCGAACAGCACCTGGTGGCTGGTCTCCTGCGGCTTGAGGATGAACGGCACACTCACCTGGCCGGGCGTGCCGAGGCCGCGAACGTAGGTCCGCTCGGTCTCCGACAGACATGTGTCCTCAATCTGGTCAGCCGGGCCGCCGAGACCAGTGATGCCGGTCGGGCAAGCCATGCCGACCAGCGCGGGATCGCTGCTCGTCAGAGTGTCGATAAAATAAAGCCGCGTGCCTTGGGTTTTTACGCTACCTGCCATGTCGTTCTCCGGGGGTTATCGGGGGTACAACCAGTCCATCTGGATTGCGATCCAGTACAGCTTTGTTTCGGTGTCACGTTGGTTGATCGGGACGCCGGTCACATGGCCTGCCGTCTCAAGGGCGGCCCGTACCGCTGTTGCCAGCGTGACAATACCGGCGCTTGTCGCGTGCCAGCAATTGACCTGCAAGGTGCAACGATCGATGTCCGGCGCATCGGCCAGATTGATCTCCGGCACGCCGGACACCATCTGCCACGTGATGTAGGGCTGCGCCACCTCCGGCGGGGCGCTGCCGTGCGGGTAGATCCGCGTCGAGACAATCGCCGCAACGGCGGTCGCGCCGGTCAGGAGGGCGTAGACGGGCGGGAGCATCAAGTTCCCCCGCTGTTTTGCGCGGCCAGCTTGCGCACAACGAGGTCAATCCGCCGCACCAGATCCGCCGTCACGACGTTAATAACTTGTTGCCCTTTCGCCAGCACGGCCGGGCGCAACCATGGTGTTGCCGGCTGGTGCACGCTGCCCCACTCAAGCAGGTTGGCGGTCATGAGCGTGGACGTCTTCTCCCCGAGCGCGTTATCGAACGTCGCGCGCTTGACCCGAACAAGGTACCGCTCGCCTTTACCATCAAAAGGTGGCTTGCCGCGACTGGCGATCACGCTCTTGACGGTCGTCCCGGTCGAGTCAGACCCTCGGATGTCGATAGCGGCGCGCAAGTTGGCCTTCGCCTCGTCGCGCAGCAGCCGGGCGCCCTTCGCCAACGCGAGCTTGACCGGCCCGCCGCGCTTGCTGACGACCTCGGCCGGCAAGCTGCGAAGCGTGGCAATCACGCCTTCGACTCCAGATAGCTGGACTTCGACTTTCACGCTTTGCGTTCTCCTGCGGCCGAATCTTCGATATCGTCCGATCTCCGAGCGCCGCGAGTTCGACCGATTTGCGATCGTCTTTTCTGAGATCTGCCGCGTTGCGATGATCTCGCGATACACATCGACCCAACTACCCAGCGTGCGATACCGAGGGTCGAGGAGATTAGATTTGAGATCATGTCAGTGCAACCGGGGGTTAAAGTTCGCCGCTAAAGATCGGCTCAAGCCCGAGCCGCGCACACGCGACATCCCACGGGTCTTCAGAAATATCGCCCGTGAGTAGCAAGGCGCAGTCAGCGTGTGTCGCCGTGAGCACGATTCCCTGCGCGGCTGATCCAGCCTGCGCTGATGCGTACAGCACATCAGCGTCATACAGCGCGGGAATCCACAGCGGCTCGATCAAACCGCTGCTCGCGTAGTGCGTAGCGTCACCGGCATGACCGACGGGGCGCAACGGTGTTGTGAACATTCCGGATGCAGCGGGGTGCAGGCAGTCGCCAATATTGCGCGCCTGCTCGACAATGCTGGCAGGACAGATCAGTGTCATGAGCGTCCACATGTCAGTACGCCTTCATCTTTGCGTTCATCCACGACTCAGCCGAGGCTACGACCGACTGATCTGGTAGCGTTCCGCCTCTGATCATGATCCCGTAGATATGGCCGTTGAACGGCATCAGGTCCGTTGATCGCCCGCCGATGGTCGCGGCGAAATTTCCAAAATCGACATTCCCCTGATTCATCGTACTCAGCTCGACATCGGAGCCATTTCTGCGCAGCAGCAGATACGCGCTGCGGATTTTAGATTGCGCGGTGATCACGGACCGGTCTGGAGCCGGCGCGAATACCCCCGTTCCTGCCACCGACTGTGACGATCCGCGAGAATTCGCGCGGTACGAATTAGCGCCACTGCTCGACGGAGCGAGCATTGCGAGCGTCCCATTCACAGAATCTACGCTCGTACTCGTCTCAAAAACCATCCCAGTGGCGTCGACCATTTTCCGCACACCGCACACCGCTATCGCGGAGTCTGATGCAGACAGATTGAGCGCCGAAATATTAAGCTTGTCATCTACGCCATCGAATTTCATGTACGGCATAAACCCGGTGGTGTCGTAATCCGATGCGCTCGTGACGCGCTGATAGCTCGGCATCCCGATGCTGGAGCTCGTGCGCATGTCTGCGTCTGTAATGCTGCCGCTGACGGTCAGTGTCAGCGTGCCCGCTGTGCATGCGATCTCATGCACACCTGCAGATTTCACCCCGGACGCCGTGCCAGATAGCGTAATCGTGCCGGCTCCGCTGAATCGCAGTGTGTATGACGTAGCCAGCGTCGTGACGCCCTGTGTCGCCAGCGCAGACGTGCCCACCAGAATGTTGTAGCGCGCTGAGATCGTCGGGCGGCGCGTGCTCGTCGTCTGCGATGCGTGATTGCCGCGCCCTGATTTGTCGAGGATTTTTCCGACAGGCTGCTCCATCGCAGTGACAGGCACCGTCCCGGCGGAGTCCTGGAACATCGTCGACATGTCGCTCGGGTCTAACCACAGGCCTTGCTCGCCTGCAGCAAATAGATCGGCTGGCGACCACACGGGCGTGACGACGCCGGACCACACTGGGCGCGTGCCCTGGTACGCCGCCGTTACAGCCCTCGACCCGACTTTAAGTGCTGTTGCGTCGCTCAGAAGCATCACGCGGCCTCTACGATCACGTATAGCGTCTCAGCGTCTTTCGTCGCAATCGCGTCGTACTGCGCTTGCGTGAGGGGCTGTATCTTCGTGATATTCCCGGTGAGTGGGTTGGCGTAGTACCCGACCGCGTTAATGCCGGCACGAATTCGTTGGGCGCTTCTGCTGTTACTCATAATTCCTCGTCCTGATTGCGTTCACCCGGCACCGGCTCACCGTCCAGACCGAACACCGGCCCCTCCGCCTCCTCGTCTGCCAGCGCCGCCAGCAAGGCGTCAAGCTTGGCCTCGATGCGGTCGAGCTGGTCAGTCAGCGGGTAGCGCGACACGCCCGGGGGGCCGCCCGGATACCGCGGGGGCGGACTCGGCGGATCGGTGATCTCGGTACCGCGCACGGGACTAACCATTGTTCACTCCCTCCTCGGTCATAAGCGTCAAGTGCCGGACAAGCGTCGGGTCAGGCAGCACGGCGCGGATATTGTACACCAAGCCGGCGTGAGTGACGCGCATTGCAGGCAGTACGCCGGGGATTTGCCGGATCGTCATCCTGACCGCCACGCCGGCCTGCGCGGCCTGCCCGGCGACAAACTCACGACCAGACAACGGCACGATCTCCGCGGGCACGTTGGCTGCAAAGCTGTCCCACGTCTCGACCACGCCGCCGTGCGCGTCTCGCGTGATGGTAAGGGACTCGATGCCGACGCGGTGACGCAGCCGGCGGTTCAGCGGCGCGCTCATAGGCCGAAGTCCAGACGGTGCTTGCCCCACAGATGCTTGGCCGCGTCGCGGTACTTCTCGCGGTCGAGCGGATCGGCGTCATAGTCGGCCTGCACCATCAAGATCACGCCGGTCGCCACGGTTTCACGGCCCTCGAACATGTCACTGCTGATTTCGTCTTCCCCGGAAAACTCGAGGTACTCGCGTGTTGCTGAGGCAATCAGCCGCTCGATCTCGTCGTCGTCCGAATTGTGAGTGACCCGCAGCGCGGCTTTCACGATTGTAAGGTCAAGCATGGCCTCTCCATTTTCTCCACTGCCGCCGAATCGCCCACGCGGTAGACCCAAAGGCCAACAGCCACGCGCTGGCCAGTAGGCCTCGCACGGGCATCGGGTTGGCCGGCGAGGCGTCGAAGCTCGACACTTGGCCCTCAAACCCAAACAGCGCCCGCGCCGGGTGCGCCAGGTCTTTCTCCGGCGCGTAGCTTGTCAAGTACCCCGCGCTGTCCATGTGCATGACGTGAGACAGCACCCAACGCGGGTGGCGCAGGCTCCACGGATGATCAGACGCCCGGACGATAAGCAAGTACCCGCCTTCGCCGGACCATTTGTCAAGCGCGTGCGACAGGCAGTTCTCGCCGACATAGCGGCCGTGCCGCCGGTCTCCCTGCCTGCGCTCGCGCTCGTCAGCCATAATGGCGTGCATCCGCGCCGACCCACTCCCGCAATAGTACCCCGGTAGGGTCATCGGTGCCCTTGAATTCTGACCGGTGGCCCATCCCGATTCCGCCGCGGCCGGGCAAGCCCTTGATGCCCGTCACGCGGTGGCCGCCGAACAGGTGGTGCGGGCGGAAGTTGTTCCACAGCGCCAAGTCAATGAACTTCGGTCGTTGCTGGCACGCGACCCGGAGCGCCGCCAACCCGCGCCCACGCACGGCAGTCGAGCATAGGCTGGCGTGTCGGTCGTTGCGGAGCTGGCGGCCCTTGCGCGTCTCGACGTTGTAGTAGCGCGCGAGAAACTCCCCGACCAGCTCGCCTTTCTCCAGCTCACGGTCGACAACGCGCAGCCAATCCGGCTTGTAGTGGTCGTCGTCCTCAATGATAACGACCCGCTCGTCCACGCCGATGACCGCCAGCCCGGCCAGGATGTTGCGCGCCTGAGTATTGTCGCCGGGTTTCCAATACGGGCGTGGCCGCACGATGTCAATGTGCCAGCCATGCCGGCGAGCCGTGATCGGCTGCGCCTCCTCGCCGTCGTCAACGATGACCCAGCGCACCGGGCCCGCATACGTCTGCGCCATCATCCAGCGTTCACACAGCGCCCAAGCGTCGGGCCGGCAACCGGTGGCAGTCAGGAGGGTTATCATGCCGGCACCCGCGCGGCCGCGAAAACGTGCATCGGCAGCTGGCGACGGGCGTCACGCGACTCGCCGTGGTCATTCAGCCTGATCTCGATCGCCCCGGCGTACTCGTTTTCGATGTCGGTAAATCCCGCGTCGGCCAGCAGCAAGGCGATACCCGATCGGGTATAGCGGTAGTAATCGTCCGGAAACCCGTGCTCCGGGAATGCAAACAGCGTCGTGACGACCAGCCAAGCGCCGGGCTGCATTGCCTCGCGCAACTTCGGCAAGGCAACCCACGGCCGGGCGACGTGCTCCAGCACTTCGGAGCACAGCACGCCGGTAAAGCGGCCCGCCCACTCGTCGGGCAGGGCATGCAAGTCGGCCACGCGGTCGACGCCGTCGCCCGGCTGCATGTCGATCCCTGTCCAGGCGCCTCGCGCCAGGTCGCGGTTCACAATCCACCACGTCTCCGGATTCGTCAGGCGCGACCCGACTTCCAGCACGTCGACGCCGAGCTTGTCGGCGTGGCGCTCAATGTACCGGCGTATACGGCCGCGCACGCAGTCATCAGGCAGTTTCATAGCACGTCCTCGAGGCGGCGGCGCGGGAAGCAAGTCAAGGCCGTCTGCCGTGTTGCGTTGATGATCTCGATCCGGCCGGCGTATTGCCGCTGCGCCCTCTCGAAGTCACGTGGCCATCGCGCTACTGAACCGGCGCTGCCAAGCCCTTCCGGGTGGTCGCCGTGCCAGTGTGTTTTTCCATCCGTGTGCTGCGCATCGTATCCGAGCAAAATGACCCGCTGCGCGCCGCGCAGGATGGCTAGCGCAAGCGCTCCGTATCCTGAGTTTTTACCCTTGTCATGAGTAACGTGCTCGGCCGCCTTGACGCCATTCAGCGGCGTCGAAAGCCGTCCGGCAAACGTCTCCTTGACCTCAGTCAGATGGGCATTCCACCACTTCCGATCCATGGCGTACAACTCATCTGCCCACGGCGCAGCGCGGAACGTCGTATTGACGACGATCACGTATCGCTCATCATCGGCTTCGCGCCATGCACGCACCGCAGCAATATCCTCCGGCGTCAGGCTCGGGCCAGAAGCGAGGCATACGGCTTCCTTAATCACGGGCAGGCCTTCCTGGTAATCCTTGATCGCCCTTCTCTCCGTCCTTGCCGTGCCTGCCGTCGCGCCCCTTGCGCACCGCCAGGCGCCATTGGTCTGGCACGGTGCCCGGCAGGTCGGTCGGGCCGTCGACTTGAGCAATCCAGTAGGAGCCGAGGTGCGTTACGCCGTCCCCCTCTTCATACGCTTTGCCCGCGGCGTACACACCACGGTCAATGACGGCCGGGAGGCTCAGCTCGTGGCGGCGCGCTTGACCGTCGCGGGACCAGACGAGCGCGAAGCCCCGGTCGCTGGTGCGCTCAACCGTCATGTCGTCGAATCCGAGTCCGTCGACACCGTCTCGCCCGGGAGCGCCATCCTTCGGTGTCGGGATCCGCTCAATTGCGCGCTGGAGGGTGTCTTGTGCGCGCCGTTCGAAGTCCAGCGCCCATTTTGCGCACTCGCCTTCCAGCATCCCGCGCACGTCTTCTATTGTGAAAGACTTGCCGTCGATACCATCACGGCCATCCTTGCCGTCTGCTCCTGGCGCTCCGTCCTTGCCATCGATACCGTCGCGGCCGTCAGCACCCGGCGCGCCATCGATACCGTCGCGACCATCCTTACCGTCAAGGCCTTTCTCGCCTTGCGGTCCGCGCTCCGGTCGTGAGGCCTCCAGCGCAGCCAGGCGGGCAGCGAGCGGGCTTAGCGCCCGCGCGAGGTAATCGTGGAAGCCGTCGACGAACCGTTCAAGCGCAGACATGGAGCGTCTCCGGAGATTTTTGGTATAGGCGGGCCAGCGCGCGGTCAACCTCTTCGTCCTCGTCCGGCTCGTCCGGGGTCGGATCGGCAGGGGGTGCGGGAGGCGCAGGCGGCGGCGCAGCCAGAGGGCTCGTTTTGTCGCGCTCGTCCAGGGCGGCAAGCGAATAATTTTGCTGTTGCAGGTAACACGTGTCGCCGCCAGTCACGGGGGCGAGCTGCTCGTTCGCGCGGGCTTCGTTGGGCGCCATCCAGCCTCCGCCGATCGCGTCGCTCCACGCCTTGTAACGGGTTGCCGTGTCCATACGCATCAGCGCGTGTGTATCCAGTTCGATGCCGATCGTGCGGCCGTCCAGCCCGAGGCCCTCATCCAGACACGCCTCCATGCTCTCAATCGGCTCTTGCAACGCCCGGCTGTAGTAGCCGATGTAGCGGTCTTCGTTGCTGTTCGCCGGCATCGGCGCCAAGTCAATCATCCACATGGGGACGTGGAACACTGAGCAGACGATTTCCGCCGTGAGCTTGAGCTGCTCGACCAGCTGCGCGTCGAGCGCCTTCACGGCGATCGGCGTGAACTTCATGTCGTAGCCGAGGACCGCGACTTTTCCGAAATTGTCGCCGCCGTAGTTCTCATGCCAGCGGGTGCGAATTGTGGCCGCCTGGTCGGTCTTGATCTCACCCGGGGCGGTCAGGATGCCGCTCGGCGTGGCGTTGTTCGCGAAGAACTTGGACTGGCTGTTTTGAATCGCCAGGCCTTGCGTGGCGGCAAGGTTGCACGCATAGAGCGGTGAGATGCCGACAAGCGGGTGGAACAGGCAGTTCATGCGGTCGTGGATCATCTCGCGTGCCGGCACGATAACGTCCTGCTCGATGCCGGGCATGTTGTCGCGCCGAAGACGGTAAAACACCTCCCCGTCTTCAGACACGAGCGGCTCGACCTTATCTGGGTCGAGCACATGCAGGCGGGTGACCACGCCGCGGTTGTCCCGCTCTTTCAGGGCGTATGTGTTCCCGCGCGTCAGTCGGCTAATCTGCCAGCTCGAGCGAAACTGAATCGGGTTTTGGTATGCGTTCGGCCGGCGCAGCACCGGGCTATAGGCGCCGCTCTCGGTCTCTTGCCAGATGCCGCCGGGCGGGCGCTGCATCAGCTTGAACGGCAGCTTGGAGATGTCGTTGGCGATCAGCGTAATGCAGGAGAACACCGCGTGATACGCAAGCAGTCCGTCTTGGGACAGCGGCGACAAATTCATTTGGAACCCGCCGGGCGTGCTGTCGTACAGCGTCGTCCACGCGCCGCCCTGATCGGGCGGGAGGAGTGCTTTGCGCCCGGTAATCCGGTCGACAAGCCTGGTCAGCACATTTGCCACGTGTTCATTCCTCAGCGGTAGGCCACGCGGCGAAGCGTATCATTCCTTGGCCTTCATGTCGCGGCGTTCATACGCGCGCTTGCGTGCAGGCTTCTCGGAGTCCGCCTCCTGCTTCTGCAAGTCCAGAAACGGAGGCGCAGGGGTTGCGACTGGAAGGGCCTCGACGCGCGTTGCCTCGAACACCTTGGCCGGGGCGCGCTCGGCTCGACCCGTAGCGATCAGCAGCCGAGCGTGGTCGTTGCGCACTTCGTCGGTATCGCCTGGGCGCCAGCGCTTGCCGCCGTATGGGAAATTCTTAAGGGCTTTGATGCGCATGCTACGCCTCCGCTTGCTGGAATTCGGCGATACGCTCGCCAAGAATTTCGGAGTACGTCCGCATCGCTACGCCTTGGCGCAGCAGACGACTTTGCTCGCTCTCAGGCAAACCGTGGAAAATAGAGGTCGAGTAGAACGCAGCCAATTTCTCACGCTTCTCGTCCAGTTCGGCCTTTTCGGCAACAACGCGCTGTTGGTGCGGGGGCAGAGTCACGTCGGGTGCTCCTTGAAAGAGGCAGACCGCCCGAAGGCGGCCCGCCGTTACTGCTTAAGCCGAGGACACGGCACCGTAGTCGGCGTCGTTGATGTACTGCACGGCGCCAGAACGACGCTTAGCGAAGTCAATCGGCATCACGACCTTGAGTGCCACCGACTCGGTCTGGAACATGCTGACCACCTTGCCGGTTGCGGCGGTCGGGGCTTGCGAGTCCATCGCGGGATTGTTCGCCATTTCGATCGAAGCGTCGCGCGACATGCTCACCTCGACGCCACGGTCGCCGATCCGGTAGATATCGGAGGGCTTCAGCAGGATCATGTGAGCGGCGTTCACGTTGTCGCCCGTCACGACGGTGTCGCCTTCCAGCGTGCCGCCGGACTGGGTGATGCCCGGGAATTCCTGCTGCCCCAGCGCGTTACGCATGAGCTGCAAGGCCTTCGCCATCGCCGGGTTCATGACCAATTGCAAGCCGGTCGAGTTTTTGGCGGTCAGGAAGGGCGCATAGAGCGCGGCGATATCGGCCCGCACGTCTTCCGCCAGCGTGCCGTGGCTGCCGATTGCCGTTACGCCGTTGAGAAGGCCGGCCGGGGCGGCCAGGCTGCCCGCATCGGCGCCGACGAACGTGGTATCCAGGCGCTGGACGGCAGCGTTGACCAGCGCGTCGCGCACCAGCATTTCCGCGGACGGCGAGGACTCGCGCATCAGCTCCAAGGTCATGACCGCCAGCGCCGCGACCTTGCGGTACTTGAGCTCCACGTCCATGAAGTCGGCCTTGCTCACCGGAATGGCCGACGCCTCGCCAACCCAGTAACCGGTCGCGGCGCCGTCCTGACCCTTGATCACGATGTTACCGGGCACCTGGCGCAGCGGCAGGCGGTTGTAGACCGTCTGCCCGTACAGGAACTCAATGAAATCGCCAGTAAAGCGGTTGTTCGCCGCGGCGAGCTCGAAGCCCCACGCGTCGCTGTCGGCCTGGGTGGTGCCCCCGCCCTCCACGTCGGCTTTGATCACGCCGACGAGGGTCGGGTACGCCTTGCCCCAGCGGTTGTTCGCGATCGAGACCGCCGAACGGCCGTCGATCTGCGCCAAGGTCTTGGCGATCACCATGCGGGTGTAGTTCTGGCCAGGGAAGTGCTCCTCGGCCTCGCGATTCATGTGAATGGCCGGGGCGCCCGAGCGCGACTCGGCGCCCTGCTTGCTGGTGGCGCCCAGCGCCGGGGTGGCGCGGGATGCCTTGACTTTTTCGAGCGAGCGCAGACGGGTCAAGTCTTCGTCAATGCTGCGGATCTCGGCTTCCATCTCGTCGAATTCGACTTGTTCCGATTCGTCCATGGAGCGGCTGCCGTCCATGGACTTCTGGACGATGGCTTCAAGGCCGGCCGCCTTGGCGGCGCGGGCGGCTTCAAGGGCCGCGATGTGTTCTGCGAGTGTCATTTGGTTTTGCTCCGGTAGGATTTGAGAGATACAACGCGTTTACCCTGCGGAGCAGGCGTGGGGGCGTTACCCGGTGCGGCCCCGTCACCCGTACGGCCGATCGCGGCCAGGTGCTCGAGGTCGATACTCTTGATGGCCTGAATGACCGCCTGCGAATTCGCGGGGATCGTGACGAGACTAAGCTCGAGCCATTCCCATTCTTTGAAGCGGAGACCCCCGGTCTTCAGCTGCTCGACCGCCCCGCCAACGGCACGAAACCCGATCGAGACCGCGGAGACAAGCTGGTACTTCAGGCTATGGATGGCCTCGTCAACCCTGTCCTTCAGGCGGCCGGCCTCCGCGATACGCGGAAGGCGTGCTTCGAACGGGATGCCCTCTTTGGTCGGCTGGGCGAAGGTCACGTGGCCCACCGGTGCGTCGTGCTGGTGTTGCCACAGTAGCGGCATCGGGGTTGTAAATTTGGCGCCGAGCGGCTCGACGATGTCGCCCATTCGGTCCGGGGCCGGGGTGCTCGCCACGCCGGAGATATGGACGAATTCCGCCTGCTCGTCTATTGACTTAACCGTCAATACGCTATAAGCTCTGTCCACGTTGGGCCTCAGATGAAGTGAATCTCGTACTCGGGCGGCAACTCGGCACCGGCCAGCGCGACGGCGCCACGCGCCATCGTCAGCGCGGCCATGCCATCTATGCGGCCGGTCGCCCGGTGCTTGTCGAGCTTGCGGTTTCCCGCAGGGTCACGCGATATTACCGCGTTTGCCGCGCACATTGTAAGCACAGGATGCGCTCCGTGCGCAAGCCGCCCGTTCAAAAGGTCGGCTTCGAGCGCGTCGATCGCCGGGCTCATGTCCTTGAAGCCTTGCCCCATCTCGACCAGCGGCAGGGTAATCCCGAGCCCCTCGAATTCTTTGCGCAGCACGTCGATCCGCCAGCGATCGAACGCGATGCCCTGCAAATTCATCCCGGCGGTTGCCTCGGCGATGTCGGTCGCGACGAACCCATAATCGACCGTGGCGCCGGGCGTGGTGTGCAGGTAGCCTTGACGCACCCACACATCGTATGGCGCCCGGTCGCGCTTGGACCGCTCGGCCAGGCCGATCTCGGGTGTCCAGAAGCGGCACCAGACGTGCCAGACGCCGAGGATCTGGGCGAGCAGGACTAGTGCCGTCAAGTCGGTGCGGGCGGAAAGGTCCAGGCCACCGTACACGTCAGCATTGCCGAAGGGGAGGACCACGCCGCCGCACGACTTCCACACTTCCTGCGAGACGAAAGGCGAGACGGTCGATACGCGCTGATTGAGGCATAGGTTGCGAAACGTGTTCTCGCTGGTGGGCATCCGGCTTGCCTTCTCCGCTTCTTTCTCCAAATCGGGCAGGCTGCGAAATTTCCCGAGCGCCGGGTTCGCCGCTCGCCACGCTGACTTGTCCAGCACGCCGGCCTCTGCCGGGGCCGCATAGACGTGGCTCACGATTTTCCGGTCGCCGGACTTCTCCGCGTCGTCCAGCCAGATCGAGAACAAGTCGTTATCGTTCGCGGCCTGCGTGCTGATCGCCACCAGCAAAGGCGAGGTGTGGGCGCCCTGGGCGGTCGTGATCGCGTCGATAAAGTCGTCTTGCGGCCCGCGCACCTGGCCGACCTCGTCCAGGATGGCCAGAATCGGGGAGAGACCGTGCGCCGTCTTGCCCTCGGCCGATAGGGCGCGATACTCGACGTTCATGGGCAGGCCGACCAGCCGCTTTCCGCTGGGCACGACGCGCACAATTTTGGATAGCAGCGGGGAGAGCTGCACCATTTTCGCCGCGTAGTTGTAGACCTGCGCGGCCTGCTCCCGGCTGCGCGCGCCGCTCACAATTTGGGAATTCTGCCGGGCTTCGGGGCCGACCAAGTGCGCAAGGGCCATGCCGGCGATCAGGGCGGTTTTTCCATTCTTGCGGGCAATCGACAGGTACGCGGTGTGCGTGCCGGCCTTGTTGTCATAAATCGCGCGGATGAACCGTTTCTGGAAAGGCAACAGCTTGATCGGCTTTCCGACCAGCGCGCCCTCCGGCGTCAGGCAGTACCGCTCGATAAAGGCAATGACTTTAGTGGCGCGGCTCATTTCACGGATCGAAGCCCCGGAATCAGCCCGTCGTCGGTAGCCACGCTCTTGGCGGCCTTCTCGGCCCCATTGCGCTTGGCCTGGTCTCCGCTCTCCCCCTGGGTTGCCTCGGCGTGGACGTGGAGCATCCGGGACACTGCGACCGCCCGCCGGGACAGCGTCTCGAGCAGGGTGTGCCGTGGGTTGATCACAGGGGTTCCCTTCGCGTTTTCGAGCACGTCGCCCTCTGCGTCAATCTCACGCTGAAGCCGCTCGATGTCCGCCTTGCAGCGGGCCAGGCCTGCCGCCAGCTCGAGATCCGGGGCCGTCCAGGCATCGCGCGCGCGCGTGCTCACAAGCGAATCCCAGAAAGGGCGGTCGCCCTCGCGCAAATTGACGTGGGCTGGGGGTTCGAGCGGTGCGGCGGCAGCGTTGGCGGCGGCACGCGCGGCGGCGGTGATGCTGTCGGAGCGCTGACGTTTCATCTGAAATGTTTCCGGTTAGCACTAAAAAAAGAG